GGCTCAACGATGAAGCGCGGCGTGCTGGAGGACTGTTATCTCGAGGGGGACTTTGATGGAATACATTGCAAATCTGCGAACAACATTACGCTCAGGCGTGTGCACGGCAAGGGTAAATTTGACGGCATCCAGACAGGCAGCGGCGAGAATCGACTTATTGAGGATTGCGTCGCCGAGACGGATGGGACAAATACGACGACGGGTCGCGTCAATGCTTTCGTCAATGCTTCTGCCCGCAATGTAATTGTCCGCAATCTGATCTGCAAGGCTCGTCGAGCCTCGGCGACGAACGACCGGGACGTGGCCGGTTGTGACATTCGAGGTGAGAACGTGGTCATTGACGGCTTGGTGCTGGACGTGGACCATACAGGCGACGGAGTCAGTAAGGCGTTTGGACTGTACCTGGGGGATGCGGCGGACGAAAGCATCCTCATTACAAATGTTTCAGGGCGGGTGGAAAATACTAAGGGAACGTCCATTGGTATTAAAGCGGCGCACGGCAATCCGGTCATCGCCGGCGTGATGATTCAAGCACAAGCGGAAGCGAGTGACGGGACGGCTATTGGCGTTGAAGTGACGGACGGTAAAGCATGCGTGGTGGTCAATGGTCACCTGGATACGATTGTTCCTGCTCCCATCCTCTCCGGCTCGGTCACGGGGCAGGTCTCGGGCTTTGAAGATTCTCGGTTTAAGGATTCCGGTAGGACGGGTTTACCCGATGATACCATCAATGGCTGGCTACTCGTTTGGTTGACGGGACCCAATGCGAACGAAAGCGCGGTCGTGGATGATTTCGTGCAATCTGGAGGCGAAGTGCGATTTGCTTCGGCCTTTACCAACGATATTCAAGTTGGCGATACCTATGATCTGTACATCAGCGGCGTTGGACCGCCGACCGAATATTCGCTAAAAAACGGCACGGGGACATTGACCGTCGGAAATCTGGAATACGACCGCGATAAGACCTCCGGCACGATCACGCAGTTCGACCCGGCGACGGACGCCTCCGGCGGCATGGACATCACCTCGGTGGGAGGCACGGCAATCGGCACGGCGGCGCTAAATCGCTGGATCGGGGGGCAATAATTGACAAAGAAAAGGTCCAGGCTGGAAATGCTCGATATTGCGAAATGTCATTTGCTACAGAGAAATCCGCAGTATTTAACGCTCAAACAAATGGAGTCTCTAAAAAAATCCATTCAGCGCGACGGGTTTCTTGTTCCTATTGTTGCGCGACCGATGAATGGGGGTTATGAAGTTATATCGGGAAATCATCGTTTGCTGGCAGCAAAAGAATTGGGACATAAAAAAATTCCCGGCGTCGTGCAGAATATGACTAAACGAGACAGCCGGCGTATAGCGATCAACCTGAATACGATTCATGGCGACCCGCCGGCGGAACTAATGGCGCCTTTTCTGGCAGAACTTGATGAGAAAACGTTGTCCGAGATTCATTTGGACGATGACATGTTGCGTGACATCGCCACAATTGACGAGAAACTATCTGAAACATTGAAAACAATGCGGCCCCCGGAATTTGCGGATTCACAATCGGTCAATTCGCCTTTGCCTGATTGTAAATGTCCGAAATGCGGACGGAGACACAGTAGTCGGAGTAGTGATGATTTGTGATTGCGCGAAATCATTTGAGGTCGTTCTGGGTCGCCCTGACGATAGAAAAAAAGCAAAATCCATTTGCAACAGAGGTCGTCACCCGACATTTGTTGGGCCCAATACCTGGATAAAAAATAGTGTTAATGGTGGAATGTTTTTATTCTATTATCGCAGGCAACCCGTAGCTGTGGCATTGCTTAATCCATCACGATCGATTTTGCTGGTCCTCAATGTTGTTCCGGAACATCGTTCGCATGGACTGGGGGCGGCAGTAATAAAATATTTGAAGCCGAATTTTTGCCGGGTTATTGAATCGGCTACAATGTGGTTTGAAAGACAGGGATACGTTAAAGTCGGCGAGAAAAAGCAGGGGCGTCGATTTAAAACGTGGGTAATGGTAAGAAGTGATCTCTTGAGTTTGCAATCGAACATTCAATCTGTTTTTCAAGACCGCTTGGCGGAGACCATAAACCCATCTGCCCCCGACAATAAATTGGGAGGTCGAAAAAAACGGGATCAGAAAATATCCAACAAAGCGGGCCGGTCGCAAAGGGGCCGTCCATTACGGACTCAAAGCGAACGACTTGCCGCAACATGACGCTGCCGATGATGGCTCCGCGAATAAAATGTGATGGAAACGGAAGGGATAATTTGCGAAAAAGAGAAATGGCTTCGGATCGTGACGCTTGACTGACTCCGGCATGAATGAGTAAGGGACCCCGATAAGATGTTGACCAGGAACGATTTTCGATCCGTTTGTAACCGGCGACAATCGCCCAGGCCCATTCGGGATGAATTGCAAGTGCCTTCATCCGTTAAGTTTACGAAAAAAAGGTCGAGATTCAAGGGAAAAAATGTAATACCTAAACATTTGAGGTAAATGAGGTTATGATTTCTCCTGTCAAGCAAACGAAACGCAAACGTAAAATGTCGCCGAAATCTTTGGCGAATTTACGACCAGCCGGCACCTGGAAACCGGGCCAATCGGGCAATCCCGCCGGCCCGCCGAAAGTCAAAATTCACTTACGCCGGCACGTTGAACGATTTATTAATATGACGCCAAAGAAAATTGGTGCGCTGCTCAAGGACGAAAAGGCGATGGAATCGCTCAAGGCCGTCGAAGTCATCGCCATCAAGCACGTATGGGCCATGATGCAGACAAACGATTTCAACCGGCTTAAAGAGGAGTTTGATCGCGACGAACGAATCGGCGCGGAAGATCATAAGGACGGACCGACTGTAATTATCATTGAGCGAGATAGCAGTGGATGCGAATCGAGAATATCGGCTGAGAGTCGCCCCGAAAATATTTGACTTTTTGTCGGCGACGAAAAAGCGAATCAACCTGGTTTACGGCGGAGCCGGCTCCTCGAAATCCTGGCAGATCGCGCTTTATTTGATATTCAAAATTTTCCTGATTCATCAGCGCGTCCGCATATTGATCATTCGCAAGACCATGCCATCGCTCAAAAAAAGCTGCTGGCGGCTTATCCTTGACAGACTCAATGAATCCGGAATTCGCTGCGAAGTTAATAAAACGGATTTCACGATACGGTTTGGATCGAACGAAATTCTTTTCGTTTCTTTGGACGACGCGGAAAAGCTCAAATCAATCGAAGGTATCAATTATGTGTGGGTGGAGGAGGCCACTGAGATTACCTTCGACGAGTTCAAGCAAATCAATTTACGTTGTCGGGGTAAAAATGAAAGTGGAGTCAACCAGCTTTTTTACTCATTCAATCCATGCAATTGGATGCACTTTCTGCGGCATTTGACGGAAAACCCACCGGAAAACATCGGCGTTTGCCATTCGACCCACGAAGATAATCCTTTTCTGGATGACGATTATCGTCAGGAAATCCGACATCTATCCGACATTGACGATGCGTATGCGGCCATTTATCGCTACGGCAAATGGGCGCAATTGCGCGGCCGCATCTATGAGCACTTTCAACCGTGTCAAAATTGGCCAGGCGAATTCGACGAAGTACGCTATGGTTTGGATTTCGGCTTCAATAATCCAACGGCGTTGTTGCAGATAGGAATCAGGGACCAGGATTTATACCTGCGCGAATTGCTGTATGAGAAGGGCATGACGAATCAGGAGGTGATCGGGCAGTTGGAAGAGCTTGGAATTGACAAAGAGGCGTTGATCGTGGCGGACGCCGCCGAGCCGAACCGAATCCGTGAAATTTATCTGGCGGGCTATGACTGTCAGCCGGCCAGGAAGGAGCCTGATTCGGTCCGGCGCGGCATTGACGTTATCAAGAGCCGGACCGTTTATTACGAACCGTCATCGACCAACCTGTACGGAGAATACTCCCTATACAAGTGGAAGGAGGATCGGGACGGGAATATTATTGCGCCGGAACAGCCGGTAAAAATAAACGATCATTTGATGGATGCCCTGCGGTATGCGATCTACTTCGACGCTATGACAATCGGCGTCGACGTTTCCAACGACGAACCATTTCGCGGCGAGGAGTCTGTTGGAATAACTGTCGGCGATGAGGGCGACGTGGATGATTGGGAGGGTTGGGAGGATTGGAAATGATCGCCTGGCTAAAAAACAAATTATCACATTCCGAATTAACGGACGAAAAGGCCATGCGTCTGACGGCGCAAGCGCAACAGATGATCCGCGCTTCGCTGCCGCCGTTTATGTTCAGCACGCTTTCGGACAACCAGCCGAGTCGTTACGCAGACTATTTGCGGCAATATACCGTGTGGGTCTATGTCTGCGCCTCGAAAAACGCTTCGGCCATTGCTTCCGTGCCCTTGCGGCTATACGCCGCGACCGGCAGAGCCGGAGTCCGTAAAGGCGTTCGCAGCCGCCCGATCAGCCGAAATCAACTAGATTACCTGCAAACAAAAAGTCATTTGGGATCGCAGGTAACCAATGCTGATAATATTGAAGAAATAACGGATCATCCGTGGCTGACTTTAATTCGGGAGGTTAATGCGTTTTACAACGGCTTTGAAATGATCGAGTTAGTGGCGTTATATCTGGAATTGACGGGTAACGCCTATTGGTTGATGGTTCGAGATCGGCAATCGCCGCCGACCGAACTATGGCCGCTGCCCTCGCATTTGATGAATATTAAGCGCAATCCGACGTTCGGAATCGAACATTACCAATTCGGCGCGCAGCCGCCTTACCAACTCTACGACCCGGAAACCATCGTTCATTTTCGTTATCCCAATCCGCTCGATCCGTTCTATGGCATGGGTCCGCTGGAGGCATCGCAGCTCCCCGTTGCCCTGAATAACAAATTCGATCAATATGAAAACGCGATTCTCGACAATGGGGCCGTGATTCCATTTTTTTTCGGAACGGACAAGGAATTGAACGATGCTTCGACCAAGAAATTGCGGGCGGATATTGACGCGGTCCACAAGGGTTTCAAAAAGGCGGGAAGATTTGGGTTTTTATGGGGCGGCTTGAAGCCGTTCTCGGTCGGATCCAAGCCCAAAGACGTTAATTACGAGGTAGGCCAAAAGCAGACGATGCACAAAATATCCGGAGCCTTCGGCGTTCCAGTTTCGCTCCTGATGACCGAGGATGTCAATCTTGCCAATGCCCGGATTGGCCTGGAACAATACATGCGGTTTACCATCCTCCCCAAACTTAAACGCATCGAGCAAACAATTAACCAGGACGTGATGGGGCTTTATGATCCCAAACTTTTTGTCGCCTTCGACAACCCCGTGCCGGAAGATCGGGAAGCCCAATTGCGCGAGAATGACATTCGTCTCAAAAATTGGTCCATGACGATCAACGAATGGAGATCAACGCTCGGCGAAGAGGAGGTTCCCTGGGGCGATCAGCCGTTGGTGCAGGGCGACGTGAAGCCGATGGACATGATCCTCAATCCCCCTGAGCCTGTCGTCATGCCGGACATTCCGGCCGTGCCGGCCGAAGATGATGAGCCGGAAGAAGCACATTTAGAGTCGTTTTCGACGAAGGTGCAATCACCGCGCGCCAGCGGCAGGCTTGAATCCGCCGCCGCCCGCTGGTTGAGTACGATTACAATCGTTAGCGCGCAAGCGGTAAGCGCCATTGACATACATTCCGATCTCGATATCAATGCGCTTATTCCCTGGCCGGAATTGAAACAGCAGGGCGAGGAACTGATGGAGTCTGAATTAACGTCGGTTCTTCATTCCGGGGCGAGAAAAGGCGTGCAGAGAATGCAGCAGGTCGGCTTACGGGCGGCGGAGTGGTCAACAGTCAATCCGTCGGCGGTTGAATGGGCTAAGCAACAGGTCGGCAAACGAATAACTCTGATAGCGGATGAGACACGTTCTGCCATTCGGCACGTTGTCGCGGAATCCATTCGGCAGGGGCGCACCACCATCGAATTGCGGAATGATATTCGCACGATGGTCGGGCTTAATCGCAAACAGGCGGCGGCGCTGGATAATTTCCGCTTGAAATTAGAAGCAATGGGAGCTAAAGATTTTACCATTCGGGCGGCGATGAGCGAATATCGCGTCAAGCTGATAAAGCAGCGGGCGGAAATGATAGCACGCACCGAGACCGCATCTGCCTGGGCCGAAGGCAATTTGCAGGCGTATCGAGAAAACGGGGTATCGAAAAAGGAATTCAGCGCGGCCTCGGACGCCTGCCCCATTTGCTCGCCGCTCGACGGAAAGGTCTTGCCCATCGGATCGGAAGAGATTAATATTCCGTTGCACCCATCATGTTTATTGCCGGATCAAAAAGTTGTCGCGCCTGATATTAAAGGGGCCATGCAGTCAAATTATCACGGCCCTGCGTTGGAAATTAAATTTTCCAACGGAACACGGCTTTCCGTTACCATAGATCATCTGTTCCTGACTCAACAGGGCTTTGTCCTCGCGCGAGAGTTGCGTCAGGGAGATGATGTACTCTATTGCCGCAGATTCGAGCGGCGAACTGGGCGTAATCCAGACAATGACTGGCAGCCAGCCTTGATAGATCAAATAGTCAAAACGTTGGCGATGTCGTCGAGCATGTCCACCGTATCTGTGCCAGTTTCCTCCGAACACCTCCACGGCGACGGCGTGTTCTGTGAGGGCAATATCAATATTGTATTTCCCGACGGCTTTTTGCTGATTGATACGTATTCCTCGGACCTTCAATTCGTTCGCAACGGCAATTTCAAGCACGCTGATTCCGGTTTGATTCAATTCGCGGGTCCGAGCAGCTTGACACAATCGTTCAAACGGTGGGCTAATGCCGCGGATGGCATCGTGGGCCGCGACCGTCAGTCGCTTTCGTTGATCGGGGCCGAGATGGCTCATTCTGATTTTATTCGCTTCGGATCCACTTCTAGGCGTTATACCCGCCCGCAACAATCTTTTCCTGATCGTACCTCGATCCACGCCAAAATGGTTGGCGAGAGACAGTTCGCTCTCTCCGGCGCTATATCTGTTACAAATGGCAATATCGTCAAGCCTGAAAGTCATTTGTTCGGACAGGGATCGGGTGATAATGCCAAGTTTTCGCAACCTGTTTCTGATCGTTTCGCCCTTAATTCCGATGGACTTGCCGATGCTATTACAGGATTCTCCGGCGTTATAACGCCTCTTGACATTATTGATATTAAATGTTTTCATTATTCAGGTCCTGTTTATGATTTACAAACGGAAGGCTCATTATATCTGGCGGAAGGAATTGTGTCAAGCAATTGCCGATGCGACTGGCTCCCGGTAGTAGAATGATTAAATTTGCACACGGACAAAAGACTGGAAGAATTGGAATTGGAATAGGAATGAATTAGACCCAAAAGAGCAAGCGAGTCGGGATTGATCCCCCGTCGTCGCTCTTACCGGCAGCTTGTAAGAGAGGCTGTTAGCCCATCAACGAAGGTATGGGCCGACAGCCTCTTTCTTTTGGGAAAAACGAATAGGTGAATCATGGACAAGCTGGAACAACAGGTTTCGGAGTACAAAAAATCCGTCGAAGAAGGGATGACTGGTTACGATGAAATCGTGCACAAGCGGTACGATTCCGGCGTATTCAGCAAATTTCATACGGCTGATGATAAGCGCGAATTTATCGCCACCGTCACCACCAATCAGGTTGATTCGGACGGCGATGTGATGGACCCGCGCGGCGCCGATCTGAAACGATTCCAACAGAATCCGATCATATTCCTGAACCACGAAGCGTGGACCCTGCCAATCGGCAAAGCGTTATGGATTCGCCGGTTCACCGATCAGGGTAAGTCGGGAATTCTGAGCAAGGGCTTCATTAGCGACAAAACGGAGCGGGCGAAGGAGGCGTTCGGGTTGATGCAGGATGGCATCCTGACGGCGGTATCCATCGGTTTTGGCGTCAAGCCGGGCGGGGCGCGCGAACCAACGGAAGATGAACTTAGAAAATTCCCCGGTATTAAACGAATGGTATCTAAGTGGGAACTGTTTGAGTATTCGGTCGTCGGCATTCCCGCCAACACGGAAGCGGTTATTCAGCAGGTGTCCAAAATGAAAACGATTCCGGACTGGCTGGATATTGATATTCCCGACGTGGATTTGAAGCAGCGCGAGCCGGATCATGTCGCGCTCAATGAGCCGGTATGCCTAGTTGCGCCCGTGAAGATGACCAAGCGAATCAAAATGGAACGCAAATTAACGGACGAGGAGTTGGCGAACATAGCAAGCGAGCAAGCCGCTGATCTGTACGAGCGGAAAACATTAGGACGTGTATAAGTGCCCACGGCCGGCTGAGTTGATTCGGACAGCGGCCCGGAGGTAACGGCATAATAAAATCTAAATCAGAAAGGACTTATTATGTCTGATGACAAAATGAAAACAATCGTAGTCGTTGCCGAGGAAGGATGGAAGTATAACGGCGAACTCCGCCCTTGCGGCAGCGAATGGGACCTGACGGCCGATGATCTGAAGCGACTTCAGTCATTTATTGACAAGGGCGTTATCGAGGAAGTGATCGAGACCCGCGCCGTCGATGAACAGCGTCGCATGGAGATCGTCGTTACGGCCGTCGAAAAACTGTGGGAGAAAATCCGCGCCGAGGAAAACAAGCGCAGAAAAAGCGCTGGCACGCAGGTTCATCATTGCTATAACGATGATCCTGAATATTCCGAAAAGGGAGGCTACACCCATTTTTCGGACTACGCAAAAGACATTTGGCTGCGCGACACCGGCAAACATGCCTCCGAAAAACTGCGTAAGTGGGAAACATCGGATTACGTCAAGGCCGCGACGGGTATGGGCGAAGTCGTCGGCGCTGACGGCGGCGCGTTGGTTCCCACTGCTTTTCGCCAGCAATTGCTGATGAATGCGCTGGAAACCTCTATTGTTTTTCAGCGAGCTACTTTTGTTCCCATGACCACCAACGCGCTGGAAGTGCCGGCCGTGGACGTAACCAGTCACGCCTCGAATTTCTTCGGCGGCGTGGTGGCCTATTGGGGCGATGAGGGAACCGCACCGACTGCATCCAAACCCGCACTCACCAAAGTCAAGCTGTCGCTGAATTCGCTGAAAGCCCTGGCTTACGTGACCGAGGAACTGATGGAGGATTCGCCCATCAGCCTGGAAGGTCTGTTGCCGACCATGTTTTCGCAGGCGATCACTTTCCAGATGGATCAGAAATTTCTGACCGGGACCGGGGCGGGTCAGCCGCTGGGCATTGTCAGCGCGCCGGCGACGGTATCCGTCTCGAAGGAAAGCGGCCAAGCGGCAGCAACGATCGTTGCCAACAACGTGATTAACATGTATTCGCGCATGTATCCTCCGTCCATCGCTAACGCTGTGTGGATTGCGAACATCAACACGTTTCCGCAACTGGCGACGTTGAGCGTCGCCATCGGCACGGGCGGATCGTTGGTCGGACTACTGAGCAATCAGCAGGCGCAGCAGGCTCCGGTTTTAACGTTGCTCGGCCGGCCGGTGATCTTCACCGAGAAGTTGCCGACGCTGGGCACGGTCGGCGATATTATTTTTGCCGATTTTTCTCAATACATGATCGGCGGAAAATCTTCGACCGGCGCGACGATGCAAAGCTCGATGCACCTGAAATTCGATCAATTCGAGACGGCGTTCCGCATCATGCAGCGTATGGACGGCCAACCCTGGTGGCGGTCGGCTTTGACTCCCCGAGTCGCTACTACAACGCTATCCCCGTTTGTCACTTTGGCGACGCGCGCGTAAACCGAGCAAATTGAAAATCAAATTTGAATAGGAGTAATAATTATGAGTGGATTAATTACAGCCCGATTGACGGATAACGTCAAAGTCGTCAAAGCGACCACGGATATCGAAACGGATCGCAATGGCTCGGCCATCGAAGGCGACTGGATCAATTTGTCGCAGTATGAGGCCGTTGTTTGCGTGATGTTCGCCGGGGCGCTGGGCGCGGATATCGACTGGCAGGTGGAGCAAGCCACCTCCGACGGCGGTTCGGAAAAAGACGTGACGGGAAAAACCGTGACGCATACCAACGGCACGGACGAAGATACGATTAAGACCATCGAAATCCGTGCCGAGGACCTGGACGTGGATGGCGATTACGACTGGATTCGTATCCAGGCGGACGATCCGGGCACGGGTTCGACCTACGCCGCGGCTATTTATCTGTGCTACGGCGCGCGCTACGGCGGCAATACCAGTTCCCTTGACGATCCGACGAGTTAAAACATGTTTTTGAAATTAAAATGTGACTGGAACGGACATCCTGCCGGCTCATTGATTTTCATGGATGACCCGAACTCGGCGCGGCGGCTCCAGGAGCTTGCCGTCGCCGAGTTGCCGGCTCGCGCGGAAATCGAGGCGGAAGTCATGCGTAATGATACGAAGCAATCGGAATCCCCCTCGAACAAAATGCACAAGCCCGTGCGGAATAAAGGCAAGCGCGGGCGACCCCCAGGCAGCCGGAATAAGCCCCATGCTGGTTAAGCTGCTAAAAGACTGGAATGATAATCAGCACGGAAAAATAGTCGATCTGGATCGGATCGCCGCGCTTCGGCTGGTAAAAGACGGTACGGCTGTTCTGCCCAGCGTGGGCGATCAGCAGAAATATTTGCATGTAAGCCATCAGTCGCTCGGCGACAAGTAACATAAGGAGTTACATTATGGCAGGCACAAGAAGTAAATTTGTCGGCGGTTCTCTTAATTTTTACGACAAGACGCATAACCCTTCGTTCCCGGTGGGCGTGTGGGCGGATTGCCCCCTTCTGGCCATTCGCAATGATCCCGCGGTGGGATTCATTTTCGAGGAAGATTTCTCGAATTTCCCGGCGGCTCCGTCCGGGACCACGCTGGCCGGCTGGACGGTTACTCAGGCCACAACCGGGCAGGTGTCTCTGGAAAGCGCCGCCAACACGCCGGGCGGGGTTTTGCTGATCGACTCCAATAGCGCGACGGCGACGCAAGGCGTTCAGATCCAGAAGGCTGATTTGATTTTCAAGCCGGCGGCCGGCAAAGATATGTGGTTCGAGTGCCGGTTAAAAATCGTGGATACGTTCGATAAGGCCGAGATATTCGCCGGCCTATCAGAAATTGACACGACCCTTATTGCCTCCAGCGCCAATAGCAGCGCGAATCACATCGGCTGGCAATGCGTCACGGACGACGGCGTATTATTGTTCAGCAGCGAAAAGGCCGGAACGGGCGCGACGAAGGCCAGCGTTACGATTGAAGAAGATACTTTTTTGACGCTGGGATTCAAGATCAACGGCGTGACGGACATCGAGCACTGGGTCAATGGCGCGAAAATAGCGACCACGCACGTTACGGCGAATATCCCCACCGTCGCCTTGTCACCGTCTTTTGTCTGTCAGTCCGGCGGCACGAACGATCCGATCATGCACCTGGACTGGGTGCGTTGCGTGCAATTGAGATAATTCATGGCGATCACGACCCTTGCCAACGTTAAAGAATACCTGGGCATTACGGATACGAGCAATGACTCGCTCCTGAGCAATCTCATTACGCGCGTGCAAAGCCTGATCGAGACCTATTGCGAGCGAACGTTCGATTCGACCGCCTATACCAGTTGGTTGCATGGCGACGGAACGAATATTTTATACCTTCCGCAATGGCCGGTTACGGCATTGACCCGAATTGCCATCGGCCGGCGTTCGGCCGGCAGCCTGATTCATTCCAACAGCTTAGCGTATTCGGTCATCGCCCAAAATGACGGGACGACGTTTACCGTCACGGAACATCTGAAGTCGGGAACGGATAACACGGCGTCGGCGACTATTGCGGCCGCCACCAGCATTAGCGCTCTGATGACAGACCTGGAAGGTGATGTAACGTCTTTATCGTCCTCGTTGGCAAGTGACCTCCAAGATTATCCTTCGGCGGAACTGGAAATCTTTTACGGCCGCGAGATGATAAACGGCTCATTGAATTTGATTTTACCGGACAAAAACATTCAGGATTTTCGTCTCGACACAAACGAAGGGTCCCTATACCGAATGACCGGATGGCCGGCTGGTTGGGAAAACGTTTACGTCGCCTATACAGCCGGCTATTCGACGATTCCAGGCGCATTGGCACAAATAGCAATTGAAGTTATTGCCGATGTTTATCAATCCAGTTCAATCAATACGACCCTTAAGCGTGAAAAAATAGGGGATTATGAATATGAAAATGCGGTTAGCGGTCTCGAAATCAAAACGGCTGTTACAAAACGGGCCGACGATCTGGATAAATGGAAGCGACTGGTGTACGCATGACGCTGGGCAGCCTATTGAATACCACCGTGACGGTTGAACGGCCGGCGCAAACTCGCGGAGTGTACGGCGAAATGGTTGAATCATTTGCTTATCACGCGACTTTGTCCGGACGGCTACAACACAAAAACGGCCGAGAAATGATGTTTTCCGATAAGAATACGCTGTTCAGCGACTACACGTTATACGTCGATCCGAACGCAGACGTGAGTATTAAGGATCGTGTCATTCACGGTTCGCAGAAATTTGAGGTTAAGGCCGTTGATCCAAATCACGACAACAAGGACGTGTATATGAAGGTCGATTTACTGGAGATCAAATGACGGTTAAATGGCATCCGAATCGGTATTTGAGTCAAGTGGAGCGCGCTTCGCGTCGCGGCCTGCGGAATGCCGGCTTATTCCTGGTGCGGGAAGTCAAGGCGTCTTTTCCCGGCATTGGAATCACAGGGGCAACCCGTCAACAGCGCGAAGCCAGTCGATCCGCGCCTGGCGAAATTCCCCACGTGCAAACAGGATCACTCAAGCGGTCCATTGCGCGGGAGCAAATCGCAGGCGAAGAGCGCGTGGGAACGAATCTGAAATATGGGCGTTACCTGGAACTGGGAACGCGCGATATTGAGCCACGACCGTTTCTTCGTCCGGCGCTAATGAAAAACAGAAAAAAAATTCTGGATATTATTCGTAAGGAACTGCGCTGATGGAAGCCATGACGAAAAGCATTGAAACGCAATATCAATCGGACGACGCATCCGTATTGCGGTCGTTGGTTTCCAATTTTTATTTTTCTCGCGCGCCGGAGGAAGCGGCTTACCCGATCATTGTCTTTCACATGGTCACGCAAACATCCGATTACGTCAATACGGATGTCGTCAATACGTTTCTGGTGCAGTTTAATATTTTTGCGGAAACAATCGGAGAGGGGATAACTTTAATCTCGGCGCTCGATACGGCGTATCAAAATAAAACACTGACGCTGGAAAGCGGAAATTTCCTCGTATGCCGCAAGGCAGTCGTAACCGGGCCGGTCTATAACGAGAATATTTATCAGACGACCGTCGATTACGTAACGATGGAGTCAAGGAGCTTATAATGGCAACGGCGATCCTACATGGCATGGGAGGCACGGTAGCCTGGGATCAGGATTCGGCGGCCAATGCGCAGGTCGTGGCCTGGACCCTGGAATTTACGGCCGATATTCTGGACACGACGACATTGGATGACGGCGGCACGGGCTGGCGGACGAAAACACTGGGGCGGCTGGATTGGTCGGCGACGGTGGA